AGATACTATGATGATTGATCTAAATCAGCAAAATGAAGGCATTCTATTATGATATTTTGGACATGGTAATGAATGCCTTTATGGCTCTGGCTTTCTTATTGGCTGTCCTCTTTCCTGAACAGCTATTGTTTTACACTGAAAAATTAGAACTAAATATTAAAATTGTTTTGATGGATATTAATTTATTTATACGATCATATTTGATTTACCGTAAACTGAAGGCAGATTCTCAAAAAATGAATTTTGATCTTCCTCAATTTTATTACACACGCATTCAGGATCGTAACTAATGGCTAAGCAAACCGCAGTGGTCTTTGAACCGGCACCGCCCAAGCGTACAAGAATTGGCGATGGGCGTCGAGTTAGGACTCGCCTTGCACAAGGTAGAACCAAAAGAAGTTCAGCCCGTAAATTTTATAGGGGCCAAGGCAAGGGTTAATCAGATGAATTTTAGGACAGCCGCAATTTCGGACATTATCGAAGAGGTTGATCTTCTTTTCCTGGAGGAAAACGTTGCCAAGGCCGCTGTCCTATTGTTCAATTTAAACAAGGAACGCCATGAATTATGGTTGCAACTAAAAGTTGCTTTGCTGCATTCAGCCATTGGCCATAATCAACTTTTTTTAATGACAAGCATTATAGAGGTTGCGGAAAAAACACATTTGTCTCTCTCGTTTCATTTGGTTCCAGGATTGCACATTGCAGCGCAAGAAATAAAATGACTGAAGATAGCTTTGATTCCTTAAATAATAATGATAAAAGCGAGGAGCTATCAGACGAAAGCCCGAAATCCCTGTTGGCAACATGCTTTTGTAACAAAATATGCCAGCAGGAGCCTGGCTATCAAGGTTGCAAACTTTATGATTTATAGGTCCTGTTGATCAGTATCCCGGTAAACTGTTTTTACCGATTATCACAGGGATGACCGAGTTTCTAAAATCCGCGCCTAGTGCAGAGGCAGTTTTTTATCGCACATATAGTCGTCGCAAGGCAGATGGCACCAGGGAGAACTTTTGCGAGGCAATGACCCGTTGTGTTAAGGCTATTGCTCAAACAGGCAAGTTTACCGTAGAAGAAGAAAACCTTGTACTTCAACAGGCCTTGAAACAGGCTTGCTTCCCGTCCGGCAGAGCTTTCTGGGTTGCGGGTACCGAATGGGCCGAGGACAGTACAAATTACAGTGGTTGGTATAACTGCACCAGCACAAGAGTAAAAGATTTAGAAGCTTTTGAGCTCATTATGGAGCTTGCCATGATGGGATCTGGCACGGGAGCAATGTTGGAGAAAGATACAATCATATCCTTGCCAAGGATTGAAAATACAATTGACATTGTGTTTATTACTGACGTTGGCGGTGTTGCGCCTAATCAGCGGGAGCAGGAAAGCTTTTTGGTTGAGCCGCGAGAAAGCAACGAACCTGAGTATGTTCTTGTGGTTGGGGATAGCAGAAAGGGCTGGGTTAAAGCTTATCGTCAAATCCTTGAGCTCGCATGCGATCCAGAGGGTGAAGACATTCCTTTAATTATTGACTTAGGTAATGTTCGTCCATCCGGCGAAAAACTAAAAGGTTTTGGCGGCACTTCAAACCCAATTAAGCTTAAGGAAGTTTTTGAAAAAATTGTCTCCTTGCTCAACAATGCAGTTGGCAGAAAGTTAACAGCAATCGAATGCTGTTTAATAATTGATGAGGCTGCAGCCTGTGTGGTTGCGGGCAACATCCGCCGCAGCGCCGGCATGCGCCAATTCTCTTGGGATGATACAGAGGCAATTAACTCAAAGGCTAATTTATATACGCAGGATGAAAATGGGAATTGGCGTGTGGATCACAAAAAGGAAGCCCTTCGAATGGCAAATCATACTACTTGCTATCATTTCAAGCCAACACTTGAAGAAGTTGAGGAGTCTGTTCGACAGCAATTTTATAGTGGTGAAGGCGCCATACAATATGTTCCACAGGCCCTAATTCGCGCAAATATTGACATATTAGATTCCCCCGATGTTCAACAAAGATTTTTAAAAGAATATGCCAAGGGCAAGGAGTTTGCCGAGCATTTTCTTGTTCATTACGCATATGAAAAAGGAATTACCATTAACAAGCGGGAAGCCGAGCACCGAATCAATCGCTATGGCTTGAATCCATGCGGTGAAATCATTGGTACAGATTTCCATTGCAATCTTGCTGAAATCCACTTGAACACTATTGACCCAAATGATCGACAGGCTCAAATTGATGCATTTAAAGCGGGAGCTCTACAAGTCGCTGCTTTATTACATCACCAATTTAAGGATGAAAGATATCAATATAGTCGTAAGATTGATCCAATTGTTGGAGTTAGTTTTACTGGTCTTTTTGATTTCTTTGTTATTGCTTTTGGCGCTGAATGGCTTGGCTGGATGATGAAGGGTCGGCCCAATAATAATTTGGGCAGAAAGTTTAGCAATTCTGAAATCAAATACTTGTCACTATGGCGAAGTGTTGTCAGGGAGACAATCAATAAGTACTGCATGCAACATGGGTTGCGTGTGCCTAATCGTATGACGACCGTACAACCTGCTGGGACAAAAAGTTTACTTACGGGCGCCTCTTCTGGATGGCATCCTCCCAAGGCTCAGCGATTTATTCGCAGAATTACATTTGGCAAGACCGACCCCTTGGTGTCTGCTTTGCGGGACTGGGGTTATGCGGTAGTACCAGCACAATCCGCTAGAGACGAGCATGGGAAGTTGCTTGATGACATCATGGATGATCGAGTCCATGAAGTCTTGGTTGAGATCCCCACTGAAGTATCCTGGGCTAACTTATCTGGTTGTGATGAATTTGATTTAAGCAAATTGCCTGTTGAATCTCAATGGTGGCTATATATGCAAGTGCAACAATTTTATACTGAACATAATACTAGCGCTACGATTGAATATCGACTTGAAGAATTGACTGTACTCTCTGATTTGATTTACCAGTCGATTAAAAATGATACGGGTTATATATCGGCAGCCTTATTGGCACGGTTTGATGCTAATGAGACCTTCCCTCGTTTGCCATTTGAGCCAATCGATAAGGTTACTTATGATAGACTGAATGGCGTTTCCGAATCTTACCGATCAGCACTTCCACTTATCTTCAAGAAAGATAGGGTTGACTTCCTTGAAGTTTTAAATCAGTACGATAAGGCTGATTATGAATTGAAAGGCAGCGCTGGCTGTGACAGCGATAAATGCCTTTACGAGGCGTCAAAAGATAGCGATCAGGCTGGATTTCAGGTTCAATTATGAGCACTCTTGTCGACCACGAAATTAGAGAACTTTGCCGTAAATCTGGCTTGGTAGAGCCGTTTGATGTCGATCTTTGTAATCCCGCCAGTATAGACATTAGGCTTGGGGACACAATTCTTGTAGAGGGTCGTATTTGCGGCCCCGAACAAGAACGTTCCCGCTGGATAAAACATAAAATTTCTGATACTGGTTACAATTTGGCACCTGGACAGTTTATCTTGGCACATTCATTTGAGGTAATTAGAATTCCGAATTGGTTGGAGGCCACTTTTCATTTAAAAAGCAGTCGTGGGCGAGAGGGTCTAAATCATCTTCTTGCAGGATACGTCGATCCAGGTTTTAATGGCCGAATTACCTTAGAACTTCAAAATGTAAATAGTCGACATAACGTCGAACTTACCGCTGGCATGCGAATTGGCCAGTTAAGGTTTAGTAAGCTTGAACATACCCCATTGCAATCATATGCCGTTACTGGACGATATATGAATGATATGACAGTCGTTGCAAGCAGGGGCTGAAGGTAGACTAATAGGAGTCGCGTGATGCGACAAAATATATTTTGCCGTGAAGGCTTTACCTCGCTGAGATAGCAATGCTTGGAGTTCCTCATCCTACCGGCGATCCTATGCTGGTTTCCTATCATAGGCCTGAGCTCTTGAGGCAATTATCTTCACTAGAAGTTGCTGCAGATTGTTGGCATTTGCTCGATTCGACATATCAAACTCAAAAGGGCTCACATAGCACTGTAAAACAAAAATATCTTCACAAAGAAGAAGCTGAGCCTCAAAAGGCTTACCAAGAAAGATTACACCGTGCTACTTATGCACCAATTTATAGAGATAGCATTCGGGCCTATGCTGGCCTTTTAAATAGATTTCAATTAATTGATGCTCCATCTTCGATGGAGAATGCTGAAAAAAATATCGACCTTCAAGGTGAGAGTATCCAAAGTTTTTGGAATCGCTGTGACGAACGCGCCTTAAGAGACGGTGGCGTTTACATCATGGTTGACATGACCCAAGAAGAAGAAGCCTTGAACTTTCTTGACGAACAAGAAAGTGGAAGGCGCCCATATCTAATTATGATTGAGAGGCAGGATGTAATTAATTGGTCGGTTGTGTATGAAAACGGTCGAGAAAGAATTGCCCATGCCACAATACGTCAAATGAAGCAAATTCCAACGCCAAATGGATTTGGTGTTGAGATACAGCCTTGCTATTATGTCTTGCGACCTAATTTGGTTGAAACATATATGCTGGAAAAAGTTGGTCAACAATGGAAGCAAACAAAAATCAATGAAGTTAGAACATCTTTGCCCGTTGTACCACTGGTTTGGTACGGAGCCACTGCTCCGCATTTTGCTCAAGGAGATCTCCCCTTAAGTGGCTTAGCTGAATTATCTATTCAGCATTTTCAAATGCGGTCAGACCTACAGGAACTGCTTCATAAATGCGCGATGCCTGTTCCCGTTAGGACTGGCGCAAGGATTGGACCTGACGGCAGACCCACTCCTTTAATTTTAGGCCCAAATACGGCTGTTGATCTTGACGCAGAAGGTGGCAAATTTGAATTTGCTGAACCCTCCGGCAGAAGCCTAGAACGTCATCAGGCAGAGATTCGTCATGTTGAAGAGCTGATGGATCGCAGTGGTCTTAACTTCTTATACGGAGCAAACATCAAAACGGCAACCGAGGCCTCCCTCAGAGCTTCTCAGATTGCTTCTCAAGTTTCGGCTTTAGTTCGCAATAAAACCGCAGCATTCAACATGATTATGAGGCTTTGGGCGGCTTATAACGGTGAACTACCTGAGATTACGACTGAATCCGGTATTGCGATGAATGATAGCTTAATCAATAAACCGTTGGGGGCCAGTGAGATTGCCCAATTGGTCAACCTGTTCTCTCAAGGCATTCTTTCCAAAAGGACAATTCTTGACGAACTGCAACGTGGAGGTATTCTTGATCCTGATTTAAAAATTGACGAAGAAATTGCCAGGACGGAAGAGGATCGTCAAGAAATTTTAAATCAGTCAATCGAAGAAACCATTAAAAAACAGGAAACTTTCGGGTTATCACAACAAGATTCTGATGATAACCTCACCAACAACAATCAAAATCAACGGGATTCTATAGAGAATCCGCAATCTCCCAAAAACTTACAATCAGCCGCTCAAAGGGCTCAATAAAAGCATAGATTGTAGTAACTAATGTCAGATCATGGTTTTAGCACGTTTTGAATTTTACCCAGACAAGGCAGAACAGTTTGCCTGGCACAGTGGGCAACAGATTGTTGAGGTTTTGTTCGATAATGTATTTGACCTGATTAAAACCTGTCAAGAATATGAAGATGCGATTGCAAATTGCACTGCTATGATGGATGGTCAAATTATCGACTTACGAGCATTTTCTGCTTGAAACACCCATTGCAAAATGGTAAATTTTACCGTTCCTATGGTGGATCTTTTGCCTATCAAATCATAGCGCCAGTTTGCCGTTTGTACGATCGGGAAGAACTGCCTTGGCCCTCTTGTTCGACTGCTTGGAGAGGTAAGCAACCAAGCTGGAATCGTATAGGAGTGCGATTTGTCCCCGACCTAACAGCTTCGAGGTGTCCTTCATATGTAGTGCATGGGAGCGATTTGCAAGGAGCGGGCTGGACTCAAATTTTAACATTTTACTGGGTTCGGCTTGACGACAAAACAAAACAATGGTGGTATTATAAGGGTCCAAGGTCAAAAGAGCCGCCAACCCATCCATGGGAAACAAACTTGAACCTGGATTCTGGAGTAGAGTCTTAAAGGAGAAAGGGCTCGAAAGCCCTGGCCGCGACAAAGCCGTCGAGGACACTCTTCTTTATATACAAAATAAAAAACAAGCGAAAGATGATACAAGAAGGGAGAAAACTGAGAAAAAACAAACCCGGAAAAAAAAGAAATGATCCCATTCAGTGCAGTTGTTTTTGCTTTAAAATGGAGGCATTATAAAGCATTAAAATGGAAGATTTTAAAAGGGTTCAAAGTAACGCTTATGATGAAGCAACAAAGAAACTTTCTGCAGTTGCGAATCTTACGCCCATGAAAGCATTTCTCTTTTCTGTAGTTGCTTTTGGCGTATACGGATCCTTATTTTCATTGTTCGCTTGGCTAATATCAACAATGTTTGGCCAGCCCTTTTGGGCCTGCCTAGGACTTGTTTTTTTAATGAGATTGTGCTTAACTTGACAAACTACGGGCGCGTAGCATAATGGATAATGCAGCATCCTTCTAAGATGCCTCATGGGGGTTCGAGTCCCTCCGCGCCTGCCTGCTCCTTTAGCAATCTGGTGAATGCAGCGGACTCATAATCCGCCTTAGGCGAGTTCGATCCTCGCAGGGAGCACCTTAAGCCCGAGTAGCCCAGCGGAAGAGGCAAACGACTTAAAATCGTTTCAGCGTGAGTTCAAGTCTCACCTCGGGTATTGAATCATATGATGTTTATACCGCTAAACTGGACCGAGTGACCTTACAGTTATGGAATGCATTAAATGTGGTTCAATTAGCAATTTAGTTGGGTCTGAATCGCTTAATGTCACCATTAGAAGGATCAGGGTTTGTCCCAAGTGTGGCCATAAATTTTTAACATACGAGATTCCGCAAGTGGATTTGGGACGTGCTGAAGCATTTGTCAGGACTGGACACACCCGGTAAACTACACAAAGCAGTTGCTTAGCCGACTGCTCGGGCTTTGCCCGCTCTGGCATTGGAGGTCAATGTCGTTGAGTTCTGTTTTTATTATTGATTAAAAAAATTTGCACTGCTGCGGCCCTGATTGGTTGCTCTTTCACGGCTGCAGTAGAACCGGCTTATGCCGAAAACCTGGGCTGTTCCTACGCTACTCATTACGGCGTAGGGGATGGTTACCACGGAAAGCGAACGGCCAGTGGCGAGAGGTTTGATGCTTACGCACTAACAGCAGCGCATCGACACTTGCCTTTTGGAACGAAGCTAAAAATTACAGATCAACTTACCAAAAGGTCAGTGGTCATTCGTATTAATGATCGAGGTCCATTTACACAGGAACGCACCCTCGATCTGAGCTACGGATCCTTCGCCTCAATAACAAGACCATCAAGGGGCATAACAGAAATTTGTATTGCAAAGATTTGAAATTGAGTTTTGGGAGCTATAATTATGTAGCTCCCTCTTTTTTTTATGATTTTTTGCTTATCTGAACAAGAAAGAGCTTTGGCCCTTAGTGAGGCTCTAAGGCGTCAAATGGTGAATGAGCAGCTTATGCTGACAGGACGCAATGGGGGGGCTTCTACGGGTGAACTAGCGCTTTTTTACCACAAGATTGGTGCTGCTGGTGAAGTGGCTGTTGCATCATATCTTGGCTTGAAGGGTCATTTGTTTAAAGATAAAAATCCCACAAGACATTCATATGATTTACCACACAAAATTGACGTAAAAACCAGGGCAAAGCATAGTTATGATTTGATCGTGCAGCTTGATGACAAGAGAGACAAAGTTTACTGGTTGGTCACAATAGAAAACAGGGAAATTCGGATCCAAGGGTGGATACCGCATGTAGAATGCGCCAAAGCAGAGTATGTAAAAGATCCTGCCGGAGGTCGCAGGGCCTATTTTGTGCCACAAAAAGCCCTTTATTCACCAGAATCATCGACTTTGTGGGTCAGTAGACTGAACAGATTGACAACTGAGGCGTGACGTGCTATAGTTGAAATGTTTTCAAGGGAGAACCCATGCGTTCCAACAGAATGCACACCCAAAGGGCGGTCGACGCCTTACATAAATACCTCGATGGCAAACGATTCCCTCCGATGGTATCGGCTGATACAAAGGCAGAGATCTTGGTGGATGACCATGGCAACGACCAGGGAATGCTTTTCTCTTTGTACGATCGTCCGATTATGAAGATTTTTAAAACCAAGCAAAAGATCAGTGATATTTATGTTTTCTCAGGATTCTATTATGATATTGATGGCAACCCAACCAAAACAACAAGGGAAAGATTAAACGGACTACTTGATGCGCTGGGTACAGAAAAGATCATACCCTGTGGCGTTCGAGTTATAATCGATAGAGAATATAGCATGGTATATTTAAACCATAATGACAACAAGATTGCATTAAACAAAAATTACTGTGATGCAATTGGGATTATCCCTGATCCCATTCAGTTGCGTTTTGGCGAACTGGATCCGACAAGAGATGAAAAGGATAAAAGCATTGTTTTCATAAAATAAGGTAGCCTAGCGTAGTTGTTATTTCCCCAATGGCTAAGCCGGGTTTATACGCCAATATCCAAGCCAAGCGTGAGCGAATTAAGGCTGGCAGCGAAGAACGTATGCGTAAGCCAGGGGCCAAGGGGGCTCCAAGTGCGGCAGACTTCAGAGCTGCGGCCAAAACAGCCAAGAAGAGGAAAAAGAATTGAAAAATAAAAAAATGACAACTGCCGAAAAGTATGCTTCTTTAATGAAGCAAACAGAACAAGCCGGGATGTCTGTAAGGGAGAAAGCTGGCAAGCTAATTGTATCTCGTAAGAAAAATGGCAAGCAAAAAAGATCCAAGACTTAAGCGGGCTGGGGTTGAGGGATACAATAAACCAAAAAGAACTCCCAGCCATCCAACTAAAAGCCATGTGGTTGTTGCCAAAGAAGGCAACAAGGTCAAGACTATTCGTTTTGGCCAGCAGGGTGTCTCTGGTTCACCGGCAAGGCAAGGCGAATCCGCTGCTGACAAGACAAGGAGAGCATCATTCAAGGCTCGTCATGCCCAAAATATTGCACAAGGCAAGATGTCCGCCGCCTATTGGGCTGATCGCGTCAAGTGGTAGTTATTCTGCGTTTCTGCTAAGAGATATCAATGTTGTCAATAATCCCATTAAAACAGCAATAGATCTGGTATCGGCGTCTGTACAACCCATTGGGCTGGGATCAATTTTTTCCGATTGGTCTGTACCAATATATTTGGCATACCAAGGCCAAACAGTTGGCAACACATAAAACCTGCATGATGCCCATTGCAGTGTCGTAATCAAAGCAATAATTGTTGATAATCCAACAATTGATTTCCAAAGCCAAGCCGGCACAGTGCATCCCTAAGCTAGAGTAGTTTCCCCACGGAATACTTTTTTTGTTTCTTGTTGACCATGGGTTTGCCTTGGGATATAATTATAGGACTTTCGATCATTCTTGCAGGGGTGATTGTTTGCATTGTTTATATTTTGATGCTTGATTTTTTAGAAAAATGACAACAAAAGAAGAAGCCTATGACAAATTGTTTCATGGTAAATCAAATATTTTGCAGGGTGAGGTGAGCAGCGCCAGGGCTGACGGCTCAGAAGATGAAAAAAAATTTACAGAGTACGTCAAGGCAAGACCAATAAATGATTGGGAGCTTGACATCTCCATGTCATGGCCGTATAATTAAGATGTCCTAAAGATAATTTATGACTTTTGATTTGGCCTGCTGTCTTGACAGTGGCTGCCCTGCAAGGGAAAACTGCTTAAGATGGACTCTTAAAACTGATAGCCCGTACCAATGGTATGCTGATTTTCGGAGAGGCAATGAGGAATCATGTCAGTATCAGCTACCGTTGCTACAACATGAACCACGTTCTTCGCGATAGGATTGCCAGGAAAATGTGGGAAATGTGGAGCGATGCAAACAAACCTCATTTAGATGGTTACAACTGCCCAAAGGAATTTTATCTTATGGCTGAAATAGCAATGAAATGTGTATGCAAAGAATTGGATGACATGATACTTGATTTGATTAAAAACCGATTGGAAAAACTTGTTAAAGAAGATGAATCCTGAAACTAAGCTTACAAGCTTCGAAGATCTTTGTGAAATCATCTCCAAGGAATTAGCTTATTTTAATGACGGGATTGAAAATACGTCAGACGAATATCGAGCCGAAAGCGTAGCTATTGCTACCTGCGTTAAGAAGCACATCTATGAGTTGCTACATTCGGCTCCTGCCTCTACCTTACGTCAAGACCTGAAAAAAATTTTTAATTTTCAGGCCAATTCTCAACCTTCCCAAAATGATCTTCAACCAAAGATTTTTGATCAAAGCATCCGAAGGGTATTTGACTCAGGACGCAAAATACGTCGCAGATCCTCTGCAGGCAGCGATGTATGTTACAGAGCAGACAGCCATCAAAGCCTGGCAAAGCCTCAATTCAAAAAGTTCAAAATTAAACGCAGAGTTGGTGATTATTGAAGTTCCCCGCGAAGCCTGCAAATGGGCCAAAATGTCAGCATGAAGAATAAATCACTATGTATAGCTTTTGTTGCTGGTTTTTTAGCAGTATCCGGCATGCATTTTGCTGAGATTCATCATAAAGATGATTCACATGAGAAATTCATGATTAGATATTGCAAAATAGCATCAGAACCAATCCCTTCTTTCTGTAAAAAATATGTTAACTGAGCAGCACCTTATTAATCAATGGCTTCAGCTCAAATCTCAGTTTTCAGAATCCTCAACGGAGGAACTGGTTCCCCTGTTTGCAATTGAAATTTTAAGAAAATATGGATGGCCTTATAAGCCTTCTAAGATTCAAGATTCTTTGCCACCTCTGAACCAAACATTTTTAGGCTACTACCCAGAGGTTGGCTGGTTACTTGATTTTTGGCAACCCGATTATGTACCGCTAGACATTGACACGCCTACACATTGGCTGTCAATGAATGTATTGCCCAACCCCTCTTTTTTATGACTTTACCAAGTCCGGGCTCTGCTTTTGCGGTCAAAATTGGCTGCACTTGTCCAATTCGTGAAAATCATTATGGTGCCGGGGCATATGGCGAAAAAAATTTATTTTTTATTAACCATCTCTGCCCAATTCATGGCATATCTGCTTCGCAACATGGCTTGCAAAATTTTGTAGGCCTGCTAAATTTTGACCAGCAGCAAGGCTGCAAAACTTACGCAAAACCATGAACTCCTTCCAGTTTTCAAAAGTAAATCTGCTCGAAATGAGCAAGGGCGATATGCCTCATTTTTTCGTTCATGATGGTTTTTTAACCATCACAGCTAAGCGCCAAAATGAAACTATTATGATCAAAATGCCATTTGATCCTAAATGTTTTACATTGTCAAAAGTAATTGAGCTACCGCAGAGGCCAGCTATTGACATCAAAAAAGCTACGGATGCTCCGAAACGCCGTAATAGATCTAGTGCCAGCATTCGCAGGGGTGACAGCCATCCTTTTTCTTTACTTACTGAACGTAAGGTCAGAGAAATCAAAGAGCGCTTGAGTAGTAAAGTTTTTATGGCGCAATTTCGGTGTGTTTCGGCGGCGTATGATGCCATTGGCAAAGAATATAATGTATCAGGGGCTTGCATTTCGCATATTAATGCTCAACGAACGTGGAGGCACGTTGTGTAATTATTGAGGCCACCGATCAGGTGGCTTTTTTATTGGTACCTTTATAGGTTGAGGACTAATAAAGGGCCTGCCATATTGTTGTTATCGAAACTTATTTTTCGCAATTTATATTTAATGCTCCTAAAGCATAAAAAGAGGGCAAATCCGTCAAAAATCTGAATTTTATTACCGCTCGGTGTATGGTACTAAATAGCTAGATATACTGCCTTTGAATCCATAAAAATATGGACCTAACCAAGTCTGCCAGGCGCCTCTACAAACCATCTGAATTGCAGGAGAAGGAATTGATAGCATACAATATGCTGATGAGGGCGCGTAAAAGAGCAAAAAGGGAGGGCTATGCCTGTACCATTGGGTTAGAAGATATTATAGTACCCGAAGCTTGTCCGATTACAGGTGAGATTTTGGTGGCTCATAAGGGTAGATTTTTTCATAACTCGCCAACTTTGGATAAAATTATTCCAGAATTGGGCTACATTCCTGGCAACGTTGCAGTTATCAGTTTTGCAGCGAACAATATGAAATCAGGATATTCGTTTGATGATTTAAGATTTTACTGTTTAAATATGATCGAATGGATTGATGATTACCATTCCTTAAAAGCCCCCAGACGGAATTGAACCATCCTCTCCGCTTTACAAGAGCGGTACATCGCCACTTAATGCTTTGGGGGCCGA